CAGATTTTTCGTCAGATTGGCTAAAAACGACGCAGGCTTACTGGCGTAAGTCAAGGAGTTTTTGGCTAATATGACGGAAAATATGCAAGCAGATGTGCAACAAAGCCGTCAGGCGGTCTTTGTGCGGTGTTGCCTTAAAGCTGCAAAGGGCTCTCACAACCACTACAAACACCCCACAAAAACAGGAAAGGTCACAATTCCAAAACACGGAGGCGACCTTGACCAGAAAACAGTAAAATCAATACTGGAGCAGGCAGGGCTGAAATAAGCCCTGCGGTTCCAAATTATAAAGGAGGCATTTATATGAAGCTGATTTACCCCGCAATTTTTTCTCCGCTTGAAGAACAGGAAGGGTATTGTGTAACGTTCCCCGATTTGCCCGGCTGTGTCACACAAGGAAACAGCCTCGCAGATGCAATGGAAATGGCACAGGATGCCGCATCCGGATGGGTACTTGGTGAACTGGAGGATGGGAATCCGGCACCGGTTCCAAGTCTTGTTAAGAACGTTACAAATGTTCCGGACGGTGACACTGTCAGTCTTGTGTTGCTTGACATGGATGCATACGCTGAAAAATATGGTGAAAAAGCAGTCCGTAAAAACTGCACAATCCCCGCATGGCTCAACACCACAGCTGAACGCAGCGGAGTGAATTTTTCAGCTGTTTTGCAAGAAGCCCTCATCGAAAAGCTGAATCTCGGGTAACAAAAAGCCGCCGTATCAGGCGGCTTTTTGTTAGAACTTATTCAGCATCAGAAGCTGAGATTTCCTCAAGCAATTTAATCAGTGTTCCATCCGTATCATGCGGGATAGCCTTGAATTCAGGCTCCACGCTTGTGCCGGAATCCTGTGCAAATGCCAGTGTTGCACCTGCTGTATTCCTGCCGGCAATCATAATCCATACATCGCCGTCCTGCTTGTCCTCATGGTGGAAACACAGTACATAATATTTTCCCTGTGCATTTCCTGCGCCACCGATTCTGGTCGTACGCACGCCATTTGCCTCAGATACCTTGCAGCGGTCAATCAGCTTCTGGAGTACGTGTCCGTTCCATGTGATCAGTCCAAGCTTCAGCTTTGCTTCCTCGTCCGTTGTGATGATCTTACTCACATAACCAAGATCGTCCTTTTCCTCATAGGTGTTTTCTGTGTACTCCAGTGTTGCACCGCCCTTGATGTATCCCAGCAGGTTGTCTTCCACGCAGAGCGTGTCCTTTTCCGGCATCTCGTTTGTGTAGGGCATGAGGTAAATCCTACCGCTGCCAAGCGTGATATTTTCCTTGGTTCTCTTACCCATTATAAAATTCTCCTTTTCGTGATATATGAAAATTCATAGATTACCTGATACATCTGCTCCTGCTGGAGCCAGTATCTGTCCTGCTTCTCGAACTGCAAGCCTGCATCAGAAATTGCAGCTTCCATTGCTTTTTCAGCTGCATTGTCAGGTGTGCTCTCGTACACCTCCACAGTACAGCTGTGGGTGTAGATACACGGCACACCATCAGCGCCATCAGTCGTCACAGCATCCGTATACACTGCATATGTCGGAACTCCCGGAGGCTTCACGAAGCGTGAACGTCTGAACCTCACGCCTGATTTTTTCAGAATTTCTTCAATCATCTGCACGCCTCCTTCACGTCCTTTTCATACTCAGGCAGCACCTTTTCAACAGCATTTTTCAGGAAAGGATTTCCTTTTACACGGCCTCCGTTCCTTGTTGCGTGTCCGTTTACAAGCAGATGTGTCAGGCGGTAGCATGGTGCTTTTACATACCACACATATACACGTCCGCAAGCTCTGCGATTCTCTGCTTTTGTGGCGATACAGTCCACAAAGTGCCTGTGATGTGCCTTGGCGTTGTATGGTGCTGTATCCTTTGTGATGCGTTCAAGTTCCTTTACAGCTGCTTTGCCTGCTGCATCAACCTTCTCCTGCACATCCTCGCTGTACATTGTCAGCGCCTGTGCAATAGCAGCTCCGAGTGCATCCGGCTTGATACTACTCATACAGCTCACCTTCAAGCCTTATGGTACGGTGCTGTTCCATGTAGTCGTCATAATCCGTCACACGGAACGTATGCTCCCGATATAGGATGCGATACATCTGCGGATCATACCGGATTTCCTCCAGACCGGAAAAGTACCGGATATCAAATGACAGTCTGGCATGGAACTGGTCTGCACCCGCATTCACACCTCCGCTGCTGCTTTTCTTATTCACACGGGAATGCAGCCGCAGAAAATCCTTCCACTGCTCTGTGTCTTGATCCTGCTTCTGGATAGTAAGTGGCTTATCGAACGTCATGCCATCGCCTCCTTTGCACGTCTGAGCTCAAGCCTGAGCTGCAGCTCCATGGACTGAACAATGTGACGTGTGGCGGAACTGACTTTCTGATTTGCAATTCCACGTTCATCGTAGAGGTCTGATGTATAAATCAATACAAGCTCCTTCACCCTGTCATCTCCCGGAAGATACTCCAGCACATCCGCTCCGACGCTGCCGCAAAGTGCAGCAGCTGCAGCGGACAGCGCACGGCTGACGTTGTTCCTTACCGCATCGTCCGCATAGTCGATTCCAAGATAATCAAGAGCATCTTCTACTGTTGGCATTCCGCTGCACCTCCCCGCTTACTACTCTGCCGCAGCAGATGTTGCCGCAAAGCTGCCATAGATGTAGGCAGATGTGTCCGTACTCATAACATCATAGCCCTCGATGACACGCATATAGTTCTGATTCTTGTCAAAGCCGAAATGTTCGGAGATGGCAAACTCAAGGCTCTGGTAGTCCACGAAGGTACAGCCTGCTTTTGTGTCACCATAAATCATCGGGAAATGTGTGCTGTCAATGTTTGGCAGATGGGTGTCCGGGAACACGATGACAGGAAGTCCCTGAAACAGCTTCTGTGTGGAATTTGCAGGATTCGGCTGTAGAACAGGTCTGCCGTCATTGTCCTCCTCCTCATCCAGACACGCAAATCCACTCTGGTTAGTGACAATCACACCGCCAATCAGACAGGCAGGCTCCAGTGCCGTATTGATGGACTTTTTCAGTGCCCTCCAGCCATCCACCGCCAGAGGCTTGCCGGAATTGTAGCCAGCCTTCAGCTTTGCAAAGATATCTGCATTTTCTGTGATGGTGGCATTTTTGACAAACCAACGGTTCAGGTATGCCATAAGGCCTGCCTGTTCCGCACCAATCAAAATGCGGGAAATCGGAATCAGCTTTCCACGGAAACCGATGGTGAAGGTTTTACGCTCGAACTGTGGGTCAGCTTCCTCAGGGATGGTATCGCCGTCGTTGAACGATGTCAGACCACTCGGTGTGCCCTTTTCCCAGTTCTCGGATCCTGTCAGGGCGTTAGTGGTGGTGACGGTGACAATATCCTTGGCAGAAATGTAGCTCCTTCTCAGCTCATTAATACCCAGTCTCACGTCCTCCGGAATGAGGTAGTTCTCACCGTTCTCCGCACTGGTACCGCTCAGAAGCGCCCCCTTCTCCGTGTCGCTGAGCTGCTGGTGGGACAGCAGCTTCTTCATGATGCCGAATCCGGACACCTTGGACTTCTGCTCAGGAATTTTCTCCTGCACTTTTTCCATTTCCTTTTCCTCGATTCGTGCAAGCAGATCCAGTTCCTTCTGTAAGCTGTCAGCTTCATTCAGTGCGTTCTCTGCTTCTTCCGTTCTGCCGTCTTCCATGAATGCCTTGGAAGCCTCAACCTTGCCCAGAATCTTATTCTGGAGCTCTCTCATTTTCTTCGTCATGATATTCCTCCTACTCATAAATTTTTGCTCTTGCCGCAGTCAATCTTGCCCGCAGCAGGATTTCTTGCTCATGCCCGTCCGCTTCTTCTATTCCGGCGGACTTGCTTACTCCGGCATTTCTCTGCGCCGGTACAGCCACAAGCGAAAACTCATAGGCATCATAAACACCTTCAAGCTTGTGAAAGCAGGTGCTGCCGTTGTATGCCCTGCCTTTTCTGTGCCGACACGCACCTTTCAGAATATCCGCACCGCAAATGCTGCATGACCTGCCGGAAACAGTACAGCTCACGCTTCCCTCTTTCTTGATGCCGCCCTCGATTTCCCGGATAAGGTCTGCATTTCCCGGTGTTTTTACCATGTAGCAGTGTGCTGCAAGCCGCTTTCCACAAGCACCGGAGGCTTCAATCTCAGTTGCATAAATTCTTGCCACCTGATTGTCAGCACTTGGTGTGTGGTCCTTAATTACA